TCCTGCGCTTCTTCACCAATCAAATCACGAATCCAGATTTTCTGTTTCTGTTGATAGTATGCTGCAGCATAAAAAGGAAGCTCTGTATCGCTACAGAGCCTCGATAGTTTCACAAACGCATACTTATCTTTGTTGGTTTGAAAGGCAGTCTCACTGACTTTGGTCTTGCCATTATATTTGAAATAGTCATAGTTTTCAGTGTTGAAGTGCAACTTCAATGCCTGATACATCTTATAGATTTCAAAGGGATCACTCATAGCGGAAGTTCAGAAGTCCTTGCAATATATCGAAGTTCTTTGGCTTCAATTTCAATTTTTGACTTGAGAGCTTCATCTACGAGTTTAGCAGCGACTTCAATTTCAAGACCAGTCTGTTCACAGTGATATACAATAGCATCCATATGCGACATATCTTTTTCATATGCAAGAGTTTGTATATGAATCGAGAATGCATTCTTTTCTTCTTTCGTGACAGCCATTATTACCTCTCCGCGTAGAATATGTGTGCTCCAATTTGCTCGAAGTATGTTTTCTTTTTTGACCACCAAGGGCGAATCCTTGCTTCGTGATAGTATACAGCATTATCAAGATACTCCAATTGGATGTTACCATCTAGAATATCTTGAGCCAGCTGGTATTTCTCACGGAAAATTGGATTGTCTTCAGAAACCTTTCTTCCTTTACACAACCAAGTGAACTCACAATTTCCTCGTTGACTTCGTTGATATACAACACCACAAATTGTGTCAGCGAATCGATATTGATTCACTCGGTTCAGTGTTACTGCAGCAACAGCAAGTTGACCTCGAATTGGTTGATTCCTTGCTTCATGATAAATGTTTTCTGCTAGACATTTTGCTTCTTGAGCTATCATCTCCTTCGGTGGCTCATCTGGTTTGATTGTTGCGTTGTCGATAATTGGATCGCCGATCTTTACATCTTCAAGCGCAATTCTTACTTCTTGCGCATTCACCAATCGTACATAACTCAACGCTGTGGCTAAGATCATCAACGCAAAGATAATTGCGTTTACTAACTTATTGGCAGTCATTTTTGTTACTCTTGCTTTTTTAGAAATAAGGATGGGGCGCATGCCCCATCCCCCTAACCATGGATGTTAGTTGAAGTAATAGCGGACTTCGGTCTCGAGCTTGGAACCAATATCACCTTCGAATGAATCGTATTGGAACCCTTCGAGTTTGCCTTTGAATTCCCACTTGGTGCCTGGGCGATATTTGTAACCTGCTTCATAAGAAGTTCCAAAATTGCCTGCGCGTTCAGTAGGACCAAGTTCGAGGTAGAACACCTCGCCTTGAGCGCCGAATCGAAGATTATTCCGAGCGGAATCATCAACATATTCTTCATCAATAAAGTTCAGATCATGCTTATATTCAGTATAGAACCGAACATCAGCTGCAGCTACCGTCGAAACGAGAGCCAGTGTTGCCGCTAGTATTGCTTTTTGGATCATATCCATCTCCTTTTTTATAGTGTATGGTGTTATTTATTTAGTCAACACCAATGAACCCAACTTCCTCAACCAGCTCTTGTCCATGAACATCAACGAATTCGATAAAATCGCGTACTACTTTGCGATCTCGAATCGATGACTTTTCAATATAGATGTAGAGCGGACGAGTCAGCGGAGTATATGTACCATCCTTCGCGGTTTTGACGGAAGGGATGACAGCTTCTTCGCGTGTTCCGATTGGAATAGCGCGAACAGAACCTGCATTTTCGAGATAGTATGCTAGTCCAAGATAACCAAGTGCGTTCTTGTCACGAGATACGAAACGAACAGTGATGTTATCATCTTCCGATGCTTGATAGTCAGCGCGTGATGCTTTGGCTTCACCTACGATTACTTCGGTCCAGTAATCAAAAGTGCCAGAATCAGTGCCAGGACCAGCCAGCTTCAAAGGAACATCAGGAAATTCATCACGAATCTGATTCCAAGAAGTGATTTTCTGTTGCGCAGAAGTTTCCCACATACGCTTCAGTTCATCAAGAGTCAGATAGTCAACGAATGTATTTTCTTTGCTGACAATCACAGAAAGTGCATCATAACCAATCAGTACTTCTTGAAACTCAATGCCGTTTTCTGCACAAAACTCAATTTCTTCTTGCTTGATAGGTCGAGAGGCGTTTGCAATGTCGAGTTCACCACGACAGAAACGCTTGAATCCACCGCCAGTTCCAGATACACCAACAGTCACATGAACCATTTCATTTCCGTCAGCCAGAGAGAATTCTTCAGCGACGGCTTCCATGATTGGATATACTGTACTGGAACCATCGATCTCAATAATCTCATCAGCATACGAAGATGCCGCAGCCAACATACAAACACCAAATACAAACTTACGCATAAACACTCCTATTTTTATTAATCAACCAAGCCACCAAAGTATTTGATGACCAACTCAAATGCTTCCAAATGTTTTTCTATTTGGAAAACATCCTCTTCCAAGTCATTGGAAAAGATCCCTGTCGGCTCCTGTTTTGCTTTTATTCGCAAGAGCTCTTCATTGAGATACACCATTGATTCGCGAATAGAATCAATAACAATTTTATCGACTGCTTCCCAAGGTAGCTCAATCTTTTTCATAATGTATTCTCCAACTCAACAAGCATATTATACTATATCTGAATGTAATAGTAAACTGTTACCAGATAAAATTATTTTTGTAATAATTGACGATTTCAATCAGTTTTTCGTCAAAGACTGCGGTCGGTCGCCAACCAAGCCACCTCAGTTTTGAATCGTCGATGGCATATCTTACATCTTGTCCTGGTCGTTTTTCTGAAAAATCCAAATAATCTAATGGATCTCCTGGTAGATCCATCAACTTGATTATTTTTTCAGCAACAACAATATTTCGTTCCTCATAGTTACCAGAGATATTGAATATCTCATTTGTAATTTCAGATTCGATAATTTTCACAACAGCAGATGCGGTATCTTCTGCATGAAGCCAAGTTCTTTTTGGCGTTCCACGTTCATGCAGAAAAATCTTTTTACCGAGGCTAAGATACTTGATCGATCTTGGAATGAACTTTTCGATATACTGTCCAATGCCATAATTGTTTGTTGGTCTTACAATTACATATGGAACATTATACGTTCTTGCCCAAGCAAGTATCAACATATCTGCTGCTGCCTTAGTGGCTGAATAAGGATTACTCGGTTTCAACAAATCAGTTTCGCTGTGAAATCCGTCAACAATATCTCCATAAACTTCATCTGTGCTGAAATGTAACAGAACTGGCTTTTTCTTTGAGCTTTTTATTTTCTCGAGAATGTGATGAACGCCATTGATATTACTCTCAAGGAATACTTTGCTACTTGCGATTGAATTGTCAACATGTGTTTCAGCGGCAGTGTTTATAAAATAGTCACATTCATACAGGTAATCTATTTGATTGATATCAACGCTTTCGAACACAAAATTATCATATGATTGCAACTTACATAACAAATTCCAATTAGAAGCATACGTTCCTTTGTCAATTCCCCTAACATACCAACCAAGTTCTAAACATTTTTTAGCGACATGATATCCAATAAATCCAAGACATCCAGTAACATAAACGACTTTCTTCATATATCGTACCTTTTTATTGCAGAATCTAGATCAGTTAATTGAAAATTAAACGAATCAATCAATTCAGGGGATCCTGTGTAATTCAACCCAACAGAATGATATGACACTCTAGGATTAAGATTATGTATTTGTTTGAATTTGTCAATGATTTGACTTAGACGATATTTTTTATTATGCACTAAGTTTACATCTTTTATCTTTGGATTATTATTAATGAAATGATTGACGATAGAATACAAATCTTCTAGCCAAATATAATCAAAATATCGATCTTCTAAGGAAAGTGTTTCACCACGAATCATTTTCTTAAATAATTTGGTATGTTTTTCTGAACCATGAAAACAACCGAACACTCTTAGCGTATAGAAGTTATCAACCCCAAGACATAGATTTGAAATTATGTTTTTACTCAACCCATAATGATCTTTGGGTTTTATTTTAGTGATATCAATTTCCTTTGCATTGTCTATTGACAACGATCGATCGAATTCAGCTCCAGATCCGAAATTAATCAGCTTTCCGAAATTAGTTCGAAGATGATATAGGTTGAAGAACATTTTAATGTTGTCATTAAAATGTTCAATATTAAATGGTGAGAGATCAAGATTTAGATTAGACGCACAGTTTATAATAATATCTGGCTTGTTATTCTTAATTATTTTTTCAACAGATGGGAAGTCTGTTAATTCACAAGTTTGTCTGGTTATTGGAATGACATCAAATACTGATTGTAGATATTTACCAATGTATCCATTTGCCCCAAGGAGCAATATTCTATTTCCCATAGTCAGGATATTCTACAATGATCGTGCTACCAGTTCTAGTGTATGCATCTTGATATGCAGGAAGTATTGATTCTGGTGTTTCGCATTCAACAATATTTATTGTTTTGCACATCAATCTAAATGCTTTGCTGAAATTGCCCTTATGTTGATCTTGCGGATCAACAGGGATTTCTGATCCAATAGCAACTCTGATTATTACTTTTGGCATACAAGCACCATCACTCATCAATGGCATTTTGTCGAGATGATTCACTATCTGATCAGTCGCGCAAAGCAGAAAGTTCCATCTCGGAATCACACATACTGGTGTGATTCCATTGATCGCCATACCATGGCAAAATCCAACTTGAAAATTCTCAGCCACAGGGAATTCAATTTTCTTGGAATCTGGAACATTCACCAAAGTGTCATACAATCCTGTACCAGCATAACGAACAGCTTGACCAACGAATATTACTTCTTGATTGCCAAGCCATTCCATAGCTTCTATCAATTTCTGTTTGTAGATTTCATTACTCATTTAAAATTGAACTCTTATTCCAGCACCAGCGTGCGGATACTTATTGTTTTTATACTTGTAGTAGATCAAGTGTTCATTCTCAAACCAATCGCAATCTTCTGAAAGATACCATTTCTTATCGCCCCAAACTTCTTTCGTTGGCGTCAACACACTCAATTCATTATCTTCAACGATAAACTTGATTGGCAAGTTATTTGCAACAGAATATCGGTATGCTTCACTCCAAGCGCCAGTTTCCGCACTCATATCACCAACCCAACACCAAACTTTTTCATTTGTATTTTTAATTTTAGCAGCATACGCAAGTCCTGCTGCGATAGAAGGTATGCCACCAACAATGCTTGAACAAATCACTTTATATTGTGGCAAATTCAAGACCATACTTTTGCCTTGTATGATCTTTTCTCTGAGAAAATCTTTTGGAACACCTTTCATGAGAGCCTGATAGTGTGATCGCCAAGTGCAACAAACCCAATCATTTTTGATATCAATTTTATCAAAGACTTTGAAGATTTGTTCTTCATTCCCATCATAAAGGTGGATCGGCGCTCTAATCATTTTAGAATTGAATAGATTGCCAATCTCAACTTCAAAGTCAATAAGTTCCTGTTTCGTCAACATCAAAAGTTCCCCATAAACTTATCGACCACTTCTCCAATATAATCAATCTGATCTGGCGTGATGACTGGACTGGTGCCATGAAAATATGTATCAGTTGTAATCTTGGTTGCTACTGGAAAATCATTCTTCGCAACCAGAGGATCTAGTATACCTGCATATGCAGGCTGAAGTAAAATGTTTCCAGCAAAATATGGACGAGTTTGAATCAGATTGTCTTCAAGATAATCAACAATCTGTGTCCTTGTGAATGGTGCGGAATCCTTGATCGTCAGAGGAAACGCAAACCAACTCGGATCGCTGTTCTTCTGCGCTTTCGGTAGATGAAAGAATTCCTCATACTTTGAATAGATGTTAAACAACAGCTTGAAGTTTCTTCGACGAAGTGCATGAATCTCATCCAGCTTCTTCAACTGAACAAGACCAATTGCTGCTTGTAGTTCAATTGGCTTCATGTTGTAACCAATCTCATCATACACATACTTGTGATCAAAGATTTCATTCGGCATCGATGGGATCCAGTTTGAGAATCGCTTCTTACATGTACCACACTTCAGCTTGTTTGCTTTCGGTCCGACGCAATAGCATCCTCGTCCCCATTCACGAAAACTGCGAAGAATGGTTTCTTGTTCATATGTTTTACATGAAACAAATCCACCTTCACCCATCGTCATGTGATGTGCTGGATAGAAAGAACATGATGCCATCTCACCAAAACTACCAAGAGGCTTACCATCATACGTTGAACCCAAAGCATCGCAGCAATCTTCAAGTAGAATCAGATTGTACTTATTGACCAATGCCATCAGATCATTCATATTCGGAGGATTTCCGAGAACATGAGCAAATGTAATTACTTTGATATCATGTTTCTGAATAAGATCTTCAGCTTTCGTCAAGTCTAGATTAAGAGTGTCAAGTTCAACATCAAGAAACACAGGCTCAAATCCAACTTGTAGTGTTGGATTGAGTGTGGTTGGAAATCCAGCAATCGGCATCAGAACCTTAGTTCCTTTCGGAAGATTGTATCCACGCTTACTAGTTAACGCAGACATCATCAGAAGATTTGAACTCGATCCGCTGTTCGTAAGAATGCCATACTCTTTAGAAAAGAGCCTTGGAAACTTTCTTTCAAAACTTGATGCTTTGTCACCAAGTACAAGCCAACCATCAAGAAGGATTTCTACAGCTGCAACATATTCCTCTGCATCAAAATATGGTCCAGCATAGTGAACGAAATCTTTTCCTGCGGTCCATGACCTGTTTGAATTTTTCTGATCAATGAACTTCTTTACATCTTCTAAGATTTGCTGCATAACAAACTCCATTATCGAATAAGTGGGAGTTTTTCTGTTGCCAGGTGGTTCCCCATGGGAACACTAAACTCCCGAAACCCCGAGGAACCTTACGCTGCTAGAGCGAAGTCCTCAGAATAAACGTCATCGTTTGCGTTTATTTTGTTTGCTTCTTCGACCGAGAAATCTCAATCCTAACGACTTTCGCATTGCCGATTCTCCGCATTACTTTCGGTTGCCTGTCGAATCCTGACACCCCCAACTAAACATACTCTGTCGCCGTTTTTGCTACGC